AACAAGACGCCAGTGCTGCTTGCCCTGGATCCTGACGCACATTCTAAAACTATAAAAATAGCACGTTCCTTGTTAGAATATGATGTACCCGTTCGCATGCTCGAACATGGAGAGCATGAGGATGTTGGCGAGATGACCAAGCAAGAGTTTTTGCACAGGAGAGAAGATGCTAAGCCCTGGAACAATACTAGCGGGCTGCTCGCTAAGATCCAGAACATGCCAGTAGGCAGCATCCTGTAATTTATGACAATTAAGATAGCACACATAGCTGACGTTCACTTTCGTAGTCTATCCCGACACCAGGAGTATCGCCAGGTGTTCCAGGATTTCATTCGCCAGTGTCGGGAGCTTAAGCCTGACCTTATCTATGTGGGCGGTGACATCTATCACACGAAGACGCAGGGGATCTCTCCTGAACTGATCGATGAGCTGACTCACTGGATGAGATCGCTGGCTGATGTCGCCCCCCTCCACATGATCCTGGGGAACCATGACGGAAATCTGGTCAATGCTGAGCGCCAAGATGCGATCACCCCCATCTTTGATGCGCTCAATCACCCAAGCGCTTACCTCTACAAGAAGTCAGGTATCTATCCAACAGGAGTTCCGGGTTATAACTGGGCTGTGTTCTCCTGTTTCGACGAGGAAGGCTGGAAGGACGTTAAACCCGTGGAGGGGGAGGTCAACATGGCTGTCTTTCACGGTTGTGTGGTGGGTTCCAAGACTGACCAAAACTGGGAGCTGGAAGGTGATGTACCGCTTAGTTTCTTTGACCCTTATGACTTCACCCTGCTGGGTGACATTCACAAGTTTCAGGTCCTTAACGATGAGAAGACTATTGCCTACCCCGGCTCGACGGTCCAGCAGAACTACGGTGAGGATCCCGATAAAGGATTCATCTTCTGGGACATTCGGTCTCCTGATGACTTTGACCTAACCTTCCACCGACTGACTAACCCGCATCCCTTTGTCACAGTGGACTGGCAGGGTTCGGTACGTGACACTCTTCACGAGGCGAAGAAGTATAAGAAGGGTTCTCGCTTCCGAATGCGCACCACGGAGACCATTCCCCAGCTGGAGATCAAGCAGATCCACAATGAGCTGAAGGTTGCCCGCAATGCCAAGGAGGTGGTCTGGAAGTTCGACCAGGAGATTGATTCCAACGACATCATCGACAGTGAGTCTCTCATTAAAAAAGAAGATCTGCGTGACCCTAAGATCCAGATGAAGATACTGGAGGATTACGCTGTAGCCACCAAGTTCGACGAGGAGGAGTGGGAGGAGATCGGTAAGTTCGTGGATCGGTACATCTCACTCGCCACACAGGATGAAGATGTCGCACGTAACGTTAAGTGGTCCATCAAGGACATCGAGTTCAATAACACCTTCTCCTACGGGAAGGGTAATCGGATCAACTTTGAGAACCTGAGCGGCATCACGGGAATCCTGGGCAGGAACCGGAGCGGCAAGTCCTCCATTGTAGGTACATTAGCCTACGCTCTATTCAATACCACCGATCGTGGATCCATTAAGAACTTGCACATCATTAATAGTCGCAAGGGACACTGCAGTACTAAGATGCACTTGACTGCCAATAATAAACGTTATGTGGTGGAGAGGCAAAGCGTACGTAAGGAGGATAAGAAAGGCCACGTCTCGGCTATCACTTCTTTAAACTTCTACCAGACTGATCCGGCGGGCAATGTCGTCCAGGATCTCAACGGTGAGCAGAGGACACAAACGGAGAAGGTTATTAGAAAGATGTTCGGAACTTCCGAAGATTTCTTGATCACCTCGCTAGCCACTCAGGGAAGCATGAATCACTTCATCAGTCACGGCTCCTCTCATCGCAAGACCATCCTGTCCAAGTTTCTCGATCTCGACATCTTTGAGCGCATGGCTGAGTTCGTTAAGCACGATGCCGCAGCGATCCGAGGCAAGATGAGCAACTATCCAGAGAGGGACTGGAACGCAGCCATCGTCGCTCTCAGAAATAAACGTAGAAAGTATGACTCGCAGATTCTAGAGATTGAGCATGATTTAGCTGAGCTTCGAGAGGATCATCAGGCTTTGCAGATACAACTCAGTAACTTTAGCGAGTCTGATCTCGTCGATCCGCGTGATGTGGAGGAGCAGAAGAAAGAACTCCTGTCGTCTAAAGAAAAGTTTGATGAGCTGACTCTCAAGTCTAATGATTGCGTTGATGAGATTGAGAAGTTCAATGAGCAGATCGAGGCGATCGAGATCGTGAAGGAGCAGTTTCCCATCTCCGAGATTTGTGAGCAGTATGAGAATCTTCAGGATTTGGAGCGCGCATTAACTTCACTCGAACACCAGAAAGAGGTCGCTAAGCAGAGACTTAAGAGCCAGACTCGATCTGTGAAGATTCTTGATGAAGTCCCTTGCGGAGACAAGTTTCCTACTTGTAAGTTTATTAAGGACTCTCATAAGAATAAGAAGCTGATAGAGGAGCAAAAGGAGCTGGTTGATAATCTCTCGTCCGAGCTTCGAGCCATTCGCCGCGCCGTTAAGCAACTTAGCGAGCAGAACCTGAAGGAGAAGATCGATAAGTACGACACTCTTCTGGCACGCCTTTCTGAGTCTGAGATTAATCTATCTCGAAAGCAGTCTGAGTTCGATCTTTACTCACGGGATCTTGATGACGCGGAGGATCATCTTCTGCGCTGCAAGAAAGTCTTACTGGAGATGAAGATGCGACTTAATACGTCTAATCTTACAGTAGCAGCTCGAAAGATCAAGGATAGGCTGGATGAGATTAGCAGCCAGATTAAACAGAAGGACGCGCAGCGGCTTGCCTCTGCAGAGATGAAAGGAAATACGGATAGCCAGATTAAGAAGCTCCAGAGTGAAAGGGATGCCTTTGCAGAATTGCGTAAGTCCTGGAAAATCTACGACTTTCTGATGAGATCTTGGTCTAAGAAGGGGATTCCGACACAGATCATCCGTACGCAGCTGCCTGTTATTAACTCCGAGATCGAGAAGATTCTGAGCAGCGTCACTGATTTCACTGTTACGCTGGATGCTGACGTAGATTCTAACGCGCTAGATATCTTCCTTGATTACGGTGATAGCAAGAGAATTATTGAGCTTGCCTCAGGCATGGAGAAGATGATATCATCACTGGCCATCCGAGTAGCATTACTTAATGTTTCTTCTCTACCCAAGACAGACATGCTGATCATTGATGAGGGGTTTGGATCGCTAGACGAGACCAACGTTGAGGCTTGCAATCGACTTTTAACTTCGCTTAAGAAATGGTTTAAGAATATTCTTGTGATCACTCACGTTGACTCTGTAAAGGACGTCGTTGATCAAACTATCGAGATCGGTAACAAGGGAATAGATTCACATGTCGAACTTGAATAAAAAGGTCACGTATCATGAATCCGGATTTGTCACAATATGTGATAAAGATTCTTCAATCGTTCCCTTGACTTGTGAAGTGTGTGACTATTTCATGCTGAAAGATACAGATACACTTGCATGGGAAGAATACAGCTGCTGTCAAGAGTGCGCACAGATATGGGCCGACGGGCCGAACAAGAAAAAATGGAAAAATGGCTGGAGACCAAGCCAAAAAGTGATCAAAGCAGAAATTAAAAAGAGGTCAAGATTAGTACCTCGATTAAAAATGTGACTTTCGATCATAATTAATAGTGACCTTCTAAGGGGTAAAGAATGCTTTCATCACAAGACGTTAATACAATAGGCCAACTGGTAAACACATCATTTGGCTACTCTTCAACTGGCGAGAAGAAATACCAGGTTCCTGCAGGCCGATCGATTAAGTGCCATTTAAGTGGTGAATCCGGCAAAGATCAACTCGTAGTTAAGTTTGTGACTATCATCACGCTTCATGAATCTGAAAGAAGCTTGCTGGATCCCAAGAATCCAGCTGCAAGAGATGCTGAACTCGAATCTGTTAAGATGTCCAAGGATTATACTGACAGCCTCAAGAAGGAGTATCGAGAGGCTATGGGAAAATCTTTGAAATTAAAAGAAGTTTCATCTACAGATAGCATAGAGCTCATCAATTATAATATCTTTAGTCCAGTCCGGCAGGTATATTACAGACGAAACACGGTCTATGACGTGAGTGTTTGATGGGTTCTAAGCCCGGGAAACAGGCACAGGTAAAAGAGATCATTCGATGTGGCAAAGACTCTGTTTACTTCATGCAAAAGTATGTCAAGATCCAACATCCTACTCGGGGCCTAATTGATTTTGACACTTTTCCTTTTCAAGAAGAATGTGTCACACATTTTAACGACAACAGATTCAACGTAATCCTCAAGTCCCGGCAGCTGGGGCTTTCTACTTTGGTTGCGGCGTACGCCCTGTGGATGGGGATTTTCCAGCGTGACAAAAATATTCTTGTTATTGCAACAAAGCTTTCAGTTGCGCAGAACTTTATTAGAAAAGTCAAAGTGATGATGAGATCACTTCCAGAGTGGCTCGTTCTACCTCAAGTCGTAGCTGACAATAAGCAAACAATAGAGTTTAGTCACGGCTCAGTCATTAAAGCCATCCCAACATCAGACGACGCAGGTCGATCAGAAGCTCTCTCACTTTTAATCGTTGATGAGGCGGCATTTGTTAAGAATTTCGATACTTTATGGATGGGTTTATATCCTACGCTATCTACTGGTGGACGAGCTATAGTTCTTTCTACTCCTAATGGTGTAGGTGGCCAATATCATAAACTTTATACAGAGGCTATGCTAGGTGAGAACGAGTTTAATTCAATTAACTTACCCTGGCATGTTCATCCTGAGCGTGGTGATGAATGGTTTCAAAAAGAAACCCGTAATATGTCCAAGCGACAGATCGCACAAGAACTTCTCTGTGACTTTGTGGCATCTGGTGAAACGTTCTTACAATCCGATCATCTTGAGTGGATTCGGGAAAATATAAGAGAACCTCGTGAGAGAAAATTTGAAGACAGAAACTTATGGATTTGGGAAAATCCCCTTTCTTCGCACAAGTATGTAATGTCTGCCGACATCGCTCGAGGTGATGCGAAGGATTACTCTACATGTCATGTTATTGATGTTACAACGTCTGAGGTTGTTGCTGAATACAAAGGAAAAATACCCCCTGATAGATTCGGCGAAATGCTAGATAACTTAGGGCGGCAGTACAATAACGCACTTTTAGCCCCAGAAAACAATACGTTTGGCTATACTACAGTAATGAAGCTGAAAGAATTAGGATACCCCAATCTTTATTACCAGAAGTCTAGCGGGCCCTATCTAGGTTCTTATATTCCTCAAAATGAAAAGGACGTAGGGGGGTTTTCCACTCAAGGTCAGTCAAGAGTCCAGATTATTTCTAAGCTCGAGGAAATGATCCGAAATAAAATGCTAAGATCTTATTCACAGCGTTTATATGACGAGCTTAAGACTTTTGTTTGGAGGGGCCAGAAAGCCCAGGCTATGAAAGGTCAGCACGATGACTTGGTGATGAGCCTCGCAATTGGAACATGGCTTTTTGATCTTTACGGAGGTGGGTCTACATCAAATACAGACTTAAATAAAGCCATGATCGCTGCAATGTCATCTGAGTCTCGTCCTGCTTCTGATATTACCCCTGAACAAAAACCCCCTTTTCCCCACAATCCCTTTAAGCCAGTCCAGCAAAAGGCATGGGAAAAAGGAAATAAAAACTTCGATCCTAACAGAGGCTATGACTGGTTGCTTAAATAACTTTACAAAACCTCGAAAAGTTTATATTTATTCGATGTAGTGCTCACTACCCCTAATGTAGGAGCGGCAAAGAATGCCCGAAAACGATAATTTCTTTAACAGGCTAACCCGGCTATTCAGATCAGGCCCGTTAGTAAAGAGAAAAATTAAAGCAAATAGATCTCCCAATATGGGAAGTCTTTTGCAGCAATTCCAGAAGTCACAAAGTCATGTATACGCGAATGCTATTAGCGCATATGGCATGTATGATCGCATGTCAAGATATGCTGACTTTCAAGAAATGGAGGCAACTCCTGAGATAGCTTCTGCTCTTGATATCTACTCTGATGAATCTGTATCCCAAGATGAAGTTGGTCGGGTTTTGCACATCTATTCTGAAAATGACAAAATCAGAAAAGTTTTAGAAGAGCTTTTTTACGATAACTTAAATATTGACTTCAACCTCAACCCATGGGCAAGAAACTTATGCAAGTACGGTGATTTCTTCTTATTCCTAGATATAAGCCCAGAATATGGTGTCACGGGCGGGGTTCCAATTCCCGTAAATGAAATAGAACGGGAAGAAGGATTCGATCCTGATGATCCCATGGCCGTTCGATTCCGATGGGTAACACAAGGCAACAAGATCCTTGAAAACTGGCAGATTGCGCACTTTAGGCTTTTGGGCAACGACGCATTTCTTCCGTACGGATCTTCGGTTATTGAGCCGGCCCGAAGAATCTGGCGCCAGCTTATTCTTATCGAGGACGCGATGCTAGTTTACCGCGTGATTCGCTCTCCAGAGCGCCGCGTATTTAAGATTGATGTTGGTAATGTCCCGCCCGAAGAGGTGGAAAACTACATGCAGCAAGCCAAAGCAGCATTGAGAAGCAGCCAGGTTATTGATAAATCAACAGGTCGTGTAGACCTAAGATATAACCCGCTTTCAGTGGATGAAGATTATTTCCTGCCAGTCCGAGGCGGACAAGATGGAACTGCTATTGATACTTTGGCAGGCGGGCAAAACACAACTGCTATTGAAGACGTGGAATACATTCAAAAGAAGTTGTTTGCCGCGCTAAAGGTTCCTAAAGCATACCTTGGTTACGATGAGGCACTTAGCTCTAAGGCAACTCTTGCACAGGAAGATATAAGGTTTTCTCGGACTATCAATAAGGTTCAAAGAGTTCTTATATCTGAGCTTAACAAGATAGCAGCTGTACACCTTTATGCGAATGGTTTCGATGGTGAGGATTTAATTAACTTTAACTTAAAGCTTTCTAATCCATCGACAATTGCACAGCAACAGAAGCTTGAGCTATTCAGGACTAGATTTGAAATAGCAGGTCAATCGCCGGAAGGTATGCTTTCAAGAGATTTTTTAAGAAAGCGGGTCTTAGGTCTCACAAATGAAGAAATCCAGACAATAGAAAGACAGAAAGAAGATGATAAAGTTAGAGACCTCCAAGTTGAAGCTATAATGCTCCCAGAAACGGCAGGAGAAGCGGCATCACCGGGTGGCATAGAAGTTCCTGAGGAGGAAGCTCCCGAAGAAGAAGAAGGCGAATTAGAAACTGCATCCGACGGCAGAGATGGGAACCTTATTTTAGGCACAGACGAGATATCCGAGCCGGAAGAAAATAAGGTTAAAAAATCTTCTAGGCCAATTAATCCTAGCGCAACTGTAAAGTCTTCGGGGAATAAGGCAAATACTAAAGCCAGAAAAGCCCAGGGAGGTGGCCAGGGAGGCGGAGTTTATGACGCAAGATCTTTTGATTTAGGCGTTCGAGCTAATAAGACCACTCCTTCTCAAGAGCGGTACACTAACGACCGTGTACACACCAGGCAGATCGTAAAAGGTTCTGATCTGAGGTTCGAAAGCCAAGAGCTTGCCCAGGTCCAAATGTCATCTCAGCTTAAACGGACGTTAAAAAGCCTTGAGAAAAGCATAAGTAGTATTAGAAATCCATCTGCGCTACTCGTTGAGGGAGATGAAAATGACGAGACATAATAAAAAGAGGAATGCAGGTCTTCTTTACGAGTTTTTAGTCAGAAAAATTTCTAGATCATTTGTCGAGGAAGACAATCAATCTGCAGAAATATCAAAAACACTAATCCAGAAGTATTTCCAGGCAGGTACTGAACTTCATCGGGAATATCGGCTTGTCAATGCACTTGTGAATTCCCCTGTAGGAAGTGAGGAGATTGCAGCAGCAGTCATCAATGAAGCGCGAAGAGCAGCAATTAAATTTGATAGCAAAGCCCTTGAGATAGAAAAAGATAATCTTATAAGAGATATAAACCATAAATTTGGTCTGGAAAGCGTGTATTCAGAATCTGTACCTAAATACAAAGAATATGCGACAGCATCAACCCTTGTTAAGTACTGGCGAAACGAAAAAAACCTCGATATAAGCACAGTGGTAAAATACGAAAAATCTCTGATCGAAACCCTTTCAAGAGAGAAGGAGGATATCGGAGAAGTTGAGACTGATTCTAGGGTTGATAATCTTGTTGTAAAGATAGCACAAGAAAAGTTGCAGAAAAAATATGAATTAAAGATCAACAGCAAACAAGCTGAATTGATTAATTCTTATGCTTATGAGAGTGATTTCGACAAAACAAAAAATATTATTGAGGGCGTGTGCACAAACGTTCTTATTAATTTAGAAAAAGCAGTTCAAGAGGGAAGCTTAAGAGAAGCTAAAGAACAAAAGCTGGAGAAGCTAAATAAAAACGTTGCAGCTTTAATGACAAGTGACATCAATGATGTGACAGTAGCGAGAACTCTTGAGCTGATTCACCTAGGCAGAGAACTTGAGGAGATGCAGAAGTGAAGCTTTTAACCGAATGCATGACTTTTGAGTATGATCCCGACCTGATAAAAGAGCAATCTGAAGCTCAGGACGGAAAATTTTTAATGAAGGGTGTTCTCCAGAAAGCGAACACACTAAACCAGAATGGCAGGGTATATCCCTTGGGAGTTTTGTCAAGAGAAGTTCAAAATTACCAGCGATTCATCGAAGAGGGTCGTGCTCTAGGAGAGCTCGATCATCCGGATAGCTCTGTTGTTGAGCTTAAGAATGTATCCCATATTATTCGGCAAGCTCATATGGACGGCGATGTATGTTATGGTACTCTGGAAGTTCTTGATACTCCCAACGGCAGAATTTTAAAAAGCCTGGTGGAGTCTGGCGTGAAAATAGGCATCTCTTCAAGAGGTGTGGGGTCTACCAAGACTGAAGCCGGCCACCAAGTGGTTCAAGATGATTTCCAACTGATATGCTGGGATATAGTGAGTGAGCCTTCAACACCAGGGGCTTTTATAATGAAAGAAGCCCGCGACCTAACACCGGTCGAAATTCAGCAAGTCAAAGATTACTTCGGAAAAAACGATAAAGTATACCGTCTGATCAATAAAATTGTAAGCTGGGATGAATAGGAGATAATAGATGCCTTTAAACTACCCACAAGCAGGGGCTAGCGACGTACCCTCTTACCAGATGTCTGCTGTTCCTTTTGTCACGTCTTCTAAGCACGACGAAGTTGGAACCGGAGACCCTGGCGGCGTTATTAACGTCAAGTTCCCGCAGGTTTCAAGATTTTTTGTGGTAAAGAACACTGATCCTTCTACAGGAGGAATTCTTAAAGTTGGCTTTACACAAAACGGTGTACTGAACAAGGGTTCTAACGTGTCGGGATCCTCACCTCTAGTTGCGCAAGAAGCGAACTTCTTTATGCTCGGAGGAGGTGAAACATCTCCGAGAATGGAAATACGATGCAAAGAGCTTTTCTTTCACGCATCTGGTAGCGATTGTGGATTCACTATCATGGCAGGCTTATCTCCAGTCAATCACGCACAATTCCCGGTTCTGACGGGATCAGAAGGATATTTCGGAGTAGGATAATGAAGTTAACACGATCTTCCTTAAAGGATTTGATTAAAGAATGCATTGTTGAAGTTTTGTCTGAAGGTATTCCTCTAGGCCCTGCAAGCTCTAATATTTCTGAGGGCAGGAAAATTAAAAGATCATCTCGTGATAATACAGAAAAACCTAAAGGGAAAAGATCTTCACAGTTAGATAGAATTAAATTCGATAAAAAAGCTAATGCTGCGGCATCTTCAATTACTGACGATCCCGTAATGCAAAGTATGTTTACAGACACAGCAAAAACAACATTGCAAGAACAAATAAATAATAAAAATTTAGTCCCAGTCGGCGCCGCGGCAGATCATGCAACGAGGGTTGCGGCTGCTGCTGATCCTACCGAAATGTTTGAAGGATCGTCAAATTGGGCTTCGCTAGCTTTTCCAGAAAATATTAAGACTCAATAACATTACTTTATCGTAGGCATATATTTAAGTGTGACGGGAGTCTATAATGACAAAAAACGAATTTTCACATACGAGCATGGGCAACATTTTAGAAGTTGAACGCCCAGTAAATCCCGGCTTGCCCGGAAATAGAAATGATACACTTTTAAAGAGAGCTTTTCAAGCATCACCCATTTATACGCCTGATGGGAACCAAGATACTAAGAACCGATTCAAAAATCTTGTTCTGGAAGGTGCACTGACGGGTGAAGGAAAAAAAGGCTCGGGGTTCGGATTTTCTACATTTAATAGAGACTTTGTCGAAGCTCCTGATATTGCAACTGTTGAAAAGGATAATGCCGGCAAAGAAGTTGCAAGCCCATTCGTTCCAAATATTGCATCCCCAAACGCAGCAGGGCAAGTAGAGAATGTTGTTATTCCAAACAGGCCAGCCGGCGGAGATTTTGTGGGTGACAGCCTAAAAAATCCAGTTGATTCTTCAAAAAATATCGCCAGGCTAACTATAGGAAGCTATGGCATAGGCGTTAGCAGCCCACAGGACTAATAAAAACACATGTCCGCGCTTTACGAAGTTTATACGAAGTACAACTTTCCTAGATATGACAGTAGGCAAGGCCTCGGATACGGCTCGATTCCAGGACAAAAAGCGCCAAGTATCGGGACTGACTATCAAATGTCAGCAGTTTACCCGTACGGAGAGCCTCCTACTAAAATTGAAGATGATGAGCAAGAAGTTGAGTCTAATGCTTCTCGTAAGTCAAAGAAGAAATTTGTGGCTAAATTGGGCGGTCCCACTTATGCAAATGACCCGTTTTCTAAAAACTGGACTGATCGAGGAGCTTTTGTTAACGGTGCAACTCGCCTTGATTTATACGAAAGATCTGAGATGATATCACTTAAAGATCTTAAGCACTTTAATTCTCTTGGGGGTCTAAGTCAATTTATTGCTATGGGAAATGGCGCCGGAATTTACAAGACCCAGCCTGGGAAAAGAGTAGGTATGAATACTGGGGGAACCCCGCAAACATATTCTGCAAAAAAGACATCGGCGAAAATTGCTCCTTCACTCGTCGATTTTATCAAAAATTATATGAGCGAAAATGAGTAGCAGAAAGTTCCGACCTCCTCGTGAATATGGTGTAGTCGTAAGGGGCAGAAACAACGAATCTCCTGATCGTCTTATTGCAAGATTTAAGCGTCTAATGAAAAAATCGGGAGCACAGTCAGAGATTAGAGAGAGATACATGCAGAGATTTACATCTCCTTCTGAGAAAAAAAGAGCTAAGAAAAAGAGAGCGATAAGGAGAATTTCTAAAAACAGCTGAAGATGACTTTTTGTCACAATCGTCATATTTAACTGTGTAGACGGGTGAGTACTATGACCAATAATCTATACGAAGAAGCCATTGCTGATGCCAAGAAGCTCCGTGAGCTTGCTGAGCAGAATGCAAAAAATGCGATTATAGAATCGATCACACCTAAGATTAGAGATCTAATAGAGTCCCAGATCATGGGTGATATTGATGATTCTGATTTAGATACTGACATCCTAGAAGAGGTCGCAGTTGAAAATTCTAATTCTCCTGAGGAGTATGACATTACACCATCAGCTGCGAAAGAACTTCGCGAAATGATGGGGTCACCCGCAGAAGAACCCCCCTTAGAGAGCCAGGATACGCCTCAACAGAATAAGATCGTTGAAGTGTCAAATCAACTTGTTGCTTATAACGAATACGTTGACGCCCTTGAAGATGTCATGTCTAAAATTAGAGGGACTGATCCGGCTGAGCTTAACGAAACTGATTTAAAGAAGTATGTTGCCCTGGTGGCTGTTTCTAAAAAATCATGCCAAAAATTAGATTATATGCTCGAGTCTACAGAAAGACTTAGCGTTTTTGAAAGTGTAATGAAAAGCACACAAGATAAGATCCAAGATTTCAAAAAGGAGATAAAAGAAATGAAGAGATCACTTAGGGACCTATTGTCCGAGGAAGTTATTACTATAGAGCTAGATCTCGGTGAGGATGCCGAAGTTGATTCTTCAGAGATCTCGGTTAAAGTAATTGAAGAAGTGCCAGATGAGGAGATTCTATCCGCTGAAGCTGGTGACGAAGATGAAGAACTCGAAGTCGAAGATGAAGTCGACGAAGAGGAAGTCGAAGTCGAAGTCGACGAGCTGGAGGAGATGATCCTTGAGCTTGATGACGACATGGAAGAAATGGACCACGTCGAAGAAGACGCCGAAGAGGATTCCATGATGGAAGGCCTTGATGATGACACTGTCCTTGAAATCGACGAGAACATGCTGCGTGAGGAGCTTGCCAAGCTGATGCAAGAAAGCGAACCCACTGCAGAAGAAGTATTAGAAGAAGAAACAACGGCCGAGCCAGTCGCCACCGAGCAAAATGACGAACTCCAAGCCGAACTAGAGAGCTATCAAAGCGCAGTTACTGACCTTAAGTCACAGCTCGCTGAGATGAGCTTGTTTAACGCGAAGCTGCTCTACACCAATAAGCTGCTGATGAATAGCGATCTGAGTCAAGCCCAACGGGCCCAGGCCATAGAGACGCTC